AGGCTAGGGTTCGGGGTGGCTGTAACGCCACCTTCATCGACGCGGTTCAGGGCCGCACCACGACATCGTCGCAACAACACGTTGCACTACGAAAGGTTCGGTTACTTTTGGGACGCAAAATTGTAGGCATAGTTTTATCCGTAGTCATGTTCGTCGGAGGGTCAATCGCGTTGGCGAAACCCACCGAAGCCCCACCACCCATTTCGAAGGCCCCTGTGGTGATCTTTCGCACCGAGCCCGCGTCGGCTGACATGGTTGTCAAGGAGCGCCCTGCAATCGTGTTCCGTCACGGGGACGTGTCGTGGCTTCCCGCGTTGGCATTGTTGGCAGGGTGGCCTGTCAGGACTCATGAGCGGCTCGCTAAAATTGTTCTACGCGAGTCGGGTGGGTGCCCTGCGCGACGCGGCGGCGATCGGGTCGACAAGAACTGCGTGGTGATCGGCGTAGCGGACTGGAGTCATAGATCCGACACAGGTTTGCTTCAAATCAACTGGCAGAACTATGACGTGAAACGGGCGCCGAACGCGATCCTGTGCCGCGAACTCGCAATATGTGTTCAGGAACCATTGCTCGATCCGTTCATTAATCTTGTTGCAGGGAAAGTCTTGTACGACGCGGTCGGTTGGTCGCCGTGGGATTTCTGTCAGTGGGGGCCAAAGTTTGCCAAACAGTGTGCACGCACTCCCCTGCCATGACCGTTAGCCACGCTCGAGTGCCGATCGTAAGCCAAGCCGACTGGTGGCCAAAAGCGGCGTGCAAAGGGATGGCGGCAGACTTGTTTTACCCTGAGCGCGGCGAGTCGACGACACGGGTAAAACAGATTTGCGCGGAATGTTCAGTCCGTCTGCTATGCCTCGAATACGCGATCGACCACTTCGAGGACATGGGAATTTGGGGAGGACTGTCGGGGCGCGAGCGCCGTCGACTCAAACGACAGCGGCGACTAGCAGCCGTCTAGTTGACTAGGGTTAACCCGACGATATTGGTCGGCGGTGTTAGTCTCGCGGGTGAAAGCGTGCTCTCGTAGCCTCGGTTACTCACCGATCGTACCCTTAGTGGTCAGGGAGTGTCCGAGTTTTTGCGTACCCGCACTCGTCGACATTGGAGCATCATGGCAAAATATCTCGTGAAGGTAGGGTTTAATTACCCGCCAAATCGTCGTGCCGAAGTCGGCGACACAATCACGGATGCGCCCGCGAAGTCGATCAAGTGGCTACGGGAGCAGGGCGTGATTGAACTTGTTGACACTGACGTTCCGATCGTTGACGGGCTTGACGATGCTGATCCTGCAGACGATGTTGTGTCCCCAATCCCTGCGGAAAAGGAGTAGGCGATGGGTTTTATTCACGGACGCGGTTCTAAGGTTCTGTTCGGAGCGTACGATCTGTCGACGTTCTTCAATAACGCTGGTACGAACTCGGCGGTTGACGCGAACGACTCAACGACATTCGGTGTAGTGGGTGGATCAAAAACATTTATCGTTGGCCTACGGGACGGCAAAGTGTCGATATCGGGATTGTTTGACGGCGCGGTAGCAGCGGTCGATGAACGAATCCAAGCATCTCTTGGTTCCGATACCGAAGCCCCAATGACAGTCGCTCTTGACGGGTTCGCAATTGGGCGCCGAGTTCAAATCGCGCAAGCAAAAACGACGTCATACGACATTAAGGCGCCTGTCGCCGACGTGGTTTCGGTGTCTGCTGATTTTCAGGCTGACGGCGGCGTTGACGGTGGAGTGTCGCTATCGGCGAATCTGTCGGTATCGGCGACAACCGACGAAGCATCTGTCGACAATGCGGCGTCTAGCGCGTTCGGTGGGCGTGGACAATTACACGTGCTGGCCAACACGCGCAACGTGAACAGCGTCGTCAAAATCCAGCATTCGGCTGACAACTCGACATGGGTTGACCTGATCACTTTCGCAACTATCGCCACCACTGTCATCACATCGGCCCGCTCTCTAGCGGCAGGCACAGTGAACCGTTACCTCCGTGCGCAAATCACGCTGTCGGCAGGTACAGGGGCAATTCAGTATCAAGTATCATTCGCAAGACTAAACAGTTAAGGAGCAGTTATGGCATTCGGACACGGTAAAACAGCGGTATTCAAACTTGCAGACAGCGGGGCCACACTCCGCGATCTGTCGTCGTATCTCGACAACTTGAACATGCCGCGTTCAATTGACGCAAACGACACAACCACGTTCGGGGTTACTGGCGGCGCGAAAACGTTTATCGTCGGACTGAACGAAGCGAAGGTGTCGGGTTCAGGCAAATTCGACATCGTTGCCGACGGCTACCTGAACGGCGTTCTCGGGCAGTCGACACTTCTTGCCTTCGAATACGGCCCACTTGGATCGACGGCAGGAATGCGCAAGTTCACGGGCACATGCATGTTGACGTCGTACGACATCAAATCGTCAGTCAATGACGTTGTGGCGGCGTCAATCGAATTCCAAATTTCGGGGCCAGTAACCCCGACGACTTGGTAATCAACAGATCCATCCATAAGCAAACCAATCAAGGAGAATAACCGTGTCCCTACGTGACCGCATATTGCAGACAAACGATACAGCCAAAGAAATTGTGACCATCCCTGAATGGGGGTTCGACGTCGAAGTCCGATCGATGACAGGGGCAGCACGGGCATCCGTGCAGTCCCGTTCCGTGGTCGGTGGTATTAAAGAGGACGGCACACCTGCCGTTGTCGACTTGGGGAGCATCACAGCCGAAGTTGTGGTGATGTGCACGTTCGACCCTGACACAGGGGAACAGGTATTCACGGAGGCCGACCGTGAATCAATCATGGCAAAGAACGGTGCCGCTGTCGGCAAAATTGAGGAAGTCGCCTTCCGTCTCTCGGGCCTTACTAAGGCGGCGATTGACAAAGCGGGAAAAGACTCCTCGTCAACACAGAGAGGCGATTCCTCTTCGGTTTAGCCGAAGCATTGGGTCGCACAGTTGACGAACTGTTGTATGGCTCTGCTTCGTTCAAACCGATTAGCGCGTCGGAGATCGTTGAATGGGCGGCGTTCTATCAGTTGCGGGCTTCTGACTCCGCGAGTTCGTGATGAGGTGGTGATTCATGGCAACCGATCTTGAGGTAACCGCTCGAATACTTGGCGACGCGTCAGGGGCGCAGGCAGCGTTCCGTCAGGCTGGGCAGGCCGCTCAACAGTTTCAAGGCCGTGTAGCGTCCACGAACAAGGCGATGATCGGGTTGGGGACGATTATCGGGGCAGTTGGCGTGTCGGCGCTGGCGTTCGCTAAAGGGGCGTTTTCGGCGGCGGCGCGTGTCGAAGAACTTGACGTGGCGATGGCTGCTGTTGGCAAGTCGACGGGTGTCGGCGCAGCGAATTTGGCGAGCGCCGCGAAGGCCGTGAAGAAGATGGGTATCGAAACGGCTGCAGCGCAGCAAATGGTGATCACGTTCGCGCAAGGCCAAATGAATATTGCGTCTGCTTCAAAAATTGCTCGTGTCGCACAGGACTTGGCTGTCATCTCGCAAAAGAACTCGACGGACACAGCCATGATTTTGACGCGGGCAATTCAGACAGGCAACTCGATGTTGCTGAAATCGGCTGGCGTGTCCCGTCAGGCGTCCGAAGGGTACGCGATGTACGCAAAGCAACTCAACAAGGGTGTTACCGCGCTGACGGCAACCGAACGGCAGCAAGCGATCGTGAACCTGATCATGGACGAAGGCAAAAAGGTCGCTGGCGTCTACGAAGGCTCAATGGAGAAAGCAGGCAAGGTACTTAGGTCGTTCCCACGTCTGTTTGATGACATGAAAGTGTCGATCGGTGGGGCGTTGTTGGCGGGGTTCGGCCCTGCGATAAAAGCCGCTTACGACATAACGAATGCGTTCTCGAAAGCGATTTCGGCGGGCGGCAAGTTTTACCCAATTGTTGAGGCACTCAAAATTGTGATGGTGAACCTGTTGACCCCGTTCACTGCGTTAATCAAACAAGCGAACAAGTTTGTTAAAGAATTCGACGCATCAAAAATCAACGTGCAAGGACTCGCCGAGTCAATGAGTCAACTTTTACCGATCGTTACCGCCGTGTCGGTCGGTTTATCCACGTTGGCTGGCAAAAACATTTTGTCGTCTTTCGGAGGGCCGATCGGAAGGTTTGCCGCGATGCTAAACCCTCTCGCGTTTGCGATAACGGCGTTAGTGATGTTGACGCCGCAACTCCGTGAAGGTTTGATGGGGATCGCTGCGGAAGCGTCGAAACTGTTGCCACCGTTGGTAGCGATCGGCAAAATGGTTGCGACCGCTGGCGCCCAATTCCTTAACGAGTTCATTATTCCGATCGCGTCATTCCTGATCGCGGTGCTGAAGCCTGCGATTCAGGCGGTGGTTAACGTGCTCGGCGTGTTCTCGGGGGATTTGAACCGCACTCGTGACATGACTGAACTGTTGAAAGTGGCAATGGTCGGGTTGACGGGAGCGTATGTGGCGTTCAAAGTTGTGGCGCTTGCTGTGCTTGTGCAAAAGAAGGCGCTGGCAATTTGGGACGGAGTGTTGACGGCAGCGACGTTCGTGTTGATTCTTGCGACGAACGGGCTGACGGCAGCGTTTGCGGGACTTGGCATCGCAATCTCCGCGACAGGAATCGGGGCGATCGTGGTGATTATCGGCATGATCGTTGTAGCGATGATCACGTGGTACCAGAAATCGATGTGGTTCCGAAACGCGATTCGTCCGATTTTGGAATGGATCACGAACGCCTTTATCGGAATGGCGAACATGGTGATCCGAGCGTTCAATATCATCATTCGGGGTTCCACACAAATAGTTAACGCGCTCATTCTGGTGGCAAACAAAACCCGTTACATTACGGGGCTGCCGCACATTAATCCGATCGACCCGATGCTGATCCCGACAATCAAACAGGTCAACTTCGGATTAGAGAAAATGATTAATTTGGCATTGGCAGCGGCAGCAGCGGCAGCGATTGTGACGGGTAAACGAAAGCAGATGTTCCGCGAGGAGGAGAACCGCACATACGCGAAGATTGTCACTCCTGCGGGCGAAGGCGGCGACGGCGCAGGCAAGTTAGCAGCAAAAATCGACGCGTTGAAAGCAAAAACGCTCGCTTTAGTCAATGACGCGTTATCTAAAGCGAAATCGGCGCTCGAGCAGCAAACGTCTGCGATGAACGATTACAAGCAGTCGGTGTCGGGGGCAATAACGTCGGTGTTGTCGTTTAGTGACGCCTTCAAAACGGTGGCCGAGTTCGCCAAATCGAACGCCGAGGACATCAAAAAGCAGACAGAAGCGTTAAACAACTATTCGGATGGCATCGCTAAGTCCATTACAGGAACGATGTCGCTGGGGAACGCATACTCGGATCAGGTTAAAGCCGTGGAACGGCTCGCTAGTGCCAAACAAGTCATGGCCGAGATGTGGAAGAAGTTCGATGCTGCAATAGCGACAGGGGACATCAAAGACATTACGACGGCAATGAATAACCTGAATGTGGCGATCACGGAAACGAACGATGCGCAAAAGGTGCAGTTGACGTTTATGGAGCGGTTACAGAAACAAGCGAAGGACGCGGTCGGGTTTGCTGATCGTGTAAGCAAACTTGCTGGCGGCGGCTTAAGCAGGGACGCCATTGATCAGATTGTCGCTGCGGGCGCCGCGACAGGGTCTTTGATGGCCGACGAACTTCTAGCGGGCGGCGCTCGAGCGATCACAGACACGAACGAGTTGTTTGTCAAAATTGCTGCCGCCGCCAAGACGACTGGTGATCTGACTGCCAGCAAGTTTTATACGATCGGCACCGCGATGGGCATGGATTTGATTAAGGCGCTTGCTGAGCAATCCGAGAAAGCGACTGTCTTTGCTGATCGTATTCGACAGTTGACAGCGCACGGATTGTCGAAGGAAGCACTCGCGCAAGTGTTAGCGGCTGGCGTGGAAGCGGGTACGTCGATTGCCGACTACTTGTTGGTGGCAGGCGAGGGCAGAATTGTGTCGGCTAACAACATTGTGTCAGCGTTGCAGGCAACTGGTGATTCGTTGGGCGAGTTGTTGGGCAGCACGTTTTATCAGGCTGGCGTCGATTTGGCGCAGTCGATCGTCAGCGGGCTTGAGTCCAAACTTGCTGAGATCAATAAGTTGTTGAAGTCAATTACCACAGTCGAAGGGGCGAAAGCGTTGTTGGAGTCAACAAAATCGTCTGTCGGTGTGATTACAGGTTCGGCGCCTACCGCGACAGCGAGCGCGGCCACAACGTCTCCCGAGTTTCTTGCGATGATGGCTGAGCGTCGCGGTGTTCGCATGTTCGCTACGGGCGGGGTTGTGACTCGCCCGACGTTAGGCATGGTTGGCGAGGCGGGGCCAGAGGCGATTATTCCTCTTGATCGGTTTGGCGGTGGTGGCGACACGTTTTACATTGAGATCAACAGCCTGATAGCCGATGAAACGTTGCCGAAAGTGCTTGTCGAGAATTTGCGGAAATACAATGCGACTGTCGGGCCAATCAAAATTAGGACGAAGTAATGCCAGCATCAATTCTCGACTGTGGGTCGTATCTCGTCGAGTTGGATGCAGGGTTCACGACTAACCAGTTCACATTAGATAACCCTGTAAAGGGACGGCTCGACCAGTCGACGTACGTGTTGGACGGAACAACACAATATTTTGATGTCACTAGGGACGTGTTTTACTGTGGGATTGCACGCGGACGTAAACGGTACCGTGACCCGATCGAGGCGGGCACATGCACGCTGAAACTTCATGACCTACGAGGTGATTACACGGTGTCAAACGCGGCTTCGCCGTATTGGGATACGGCACTCAACAAGTTGGGCTTCGAGGCCACGAAGCGGGTGCGGGTAAGCCGCGAAGGACAGTATTTGTTTGTCGGCCAGATCTCGATATACACGCAGGCAGTTACGCTCGCCAACCAATCAATCATTACAATCTCGTGTTCCGACGACCTGCTGGTGCTGAATAACAAGAAAATTGCTTCGCATACTCCGAGCCGCCAAACGTCAGGGGAGCGTATTGCCGCGATTCTCGATCGGGCTGAGGTGAACCTGTTTACGGGAGTCGGGCAGCGAAGCATTGCCACAGGTCTCGCTAATCTTGGAGCCGCACCAGTTGAGGAAGGTGTGTCGGTTCGGGACTATTTGGACAGAGTCAACGGAAGCGAATTTGGGCGGATTTATATGACTCGCTCAGGTGCCATCAAGTTCGATCGCCGTGTCGATCGGGCGTTACTCGGTATCGACGCAACTCTTGGCCCCGCTGGCGGCGGTGCTATCCCGTTTACGTCTCTGGAAGTTGTGAGCGCATAATGGCGGGCGAAGATGGAAGTTACACGCTCGATTTTAGTTGGGCATTTCTTGGCTGGTCTTTTGACTCGAACACTTCAACTTGGAAGCAAAACCCTATCGCCACCGCTGTCATTCAGGCCCCGCCTGAACCGACTGCGACCACGACGACAACTGTGAACAAGATCAGCGTTGCCATCCTCCCGCCAGCGCCTGTTGTCGCTGATGCGCCGACGGTTGCCAATCCGAATCCGACGATCGCCCTTGTGACCGTGGCGACGAGCGTCGACTTGGCGGCGCAGGCGATTTACGGTGAGCAGGCCACCCCAATTATTGTGACTTTACTGGAAACCTTGATTGACGCGTTCGCTCTTACCAACTACATACTTCGGGCCGTGCCAGTGTTTTGGTTCTCGAATATCAGTGTGATCCTCGGCGGGATGTCTAATGCTGATCAGACAATTATGGCAGAGTTAGAGATTGGTAATCAGTTGTCGATTTCTAAAGTGTTCCCGAATGTCGCTGGAACGACAACCAAGACTTCGTTCCTAGAGGGCATCGAGCATGAGATCACGCCTTCAGGGCACGAAGTTACGTTGTCGACTGGCCCTGCTGTGCTGTATCGGATTTTCACGCTTGACAGTCCAACTTTGGGGGTGCTCGATAACGAGTTGCTCGGGTTGGGTTAAGACGTGACCACGGTAATCACATCGAGCATAAAGTAGAATCGGGGCACTATGGCTAAGCAAACTTTCGGTGCGGGCGCAGAGGTGTTTTCTACTTCTGGTGTGGGTTCGCCTGATCTTACGACTTTGCAGGCGAACGAAGGCTGGAATATTGACTTCCAAGCACAGGTAGTAAACTACACGCCAGTCTTAGCCGATGTTGGCAAAGGTATCAGAATGAACGGGGTCAGTCTCACTTTGACTGTTCCACCTTTCGCTACGGTTGGGTTTGTTAGCGGCGACAAATTGCGAGTGTTCAATGACGCGGCAACGACTTTAACGATTGCGGCAGGGG